ATAATTTTATTTATAATAATATTTAACTAAATGGCGGAGAGGGTGAGATTCGAACTCACGATAGACTTGCGCCTATGCCGGTTTTCAAGACCGGTGCATTCAACCACTCTGCCACCTCTCCATGTACAAACATTTATTTACTATGTAAATTTCTTAATTGTTTGTAATAATCCAAATCCAGCAATCCCTGCCATAATTAAATGTTTCATACAAGGATCACTCATTAATCCGTCAAGCAAACCAGCAATTGCGGCATTGGTGATTCTTGTAATTGCATTTGCTAAATTTGCCAAATCTGCTAGTATCATTTGTGCCAATTGAGTTATGTAACCAATTATTCCGGTTATCATATTTAACAGTCCAAGTGCTTGTCCAATAAAGCCTAATATCTGATTTAGTACTCCTGCTCCTTTTGACAACGCACCAAATATATCATCAATAAAAGCACACGGTCCTGTTCCAACAGATGCCGCCGCGCCTAGTGATGTGTTAAGAGCATTTATACCTTGACCAATTGATAACATTTGTCCAATTGGTTTTGGCAAGTGTCCTCCTGGTAAACTAAAACTTGGTCCACCACTCACACCCATAAACGAAAAAGGATTTGATTGCCCATAATCTGTTTGATCTACTCCACTTTGAATATTTGTATGTCTATTAAAATCATTTAACACGCCGTCAACTTTTTGTAATTCTAAAACTTCTGCGTCTGTCATCGGACGACTAAGTTCTGTAACTGATGCCCTTGTTGATATATTTGGGTCATCCCATCCTGCAGGTAAATTGTTTATACCATTCCATCCAGCACCGTTACCATCATATAATTTTGTTTTGATTTGCGATATTGTTTCCGTGTGTGGATTTTGGAACGCCGCCATTGTCTTAATATCATTACCCCAAAGATCTTTACCATCTTTTACATCAAATAAACCATTTTGTAAACTTTCTTTTGCAATTGGTCCAAGACTTTGACTGATCGCAGATCCTCCAAAATCTTTAAAAAGTCCTTGATCTTCACCTGGTAATATTGTTTGTGCCATTTTTATTCCTAACTATTTGCGATCACGTTTGGCGATCCTGCATTTACTTTTATTCCACAACTGTAAGAATCACCAATTCTACCAACCGGTTGATTATTTACATATACATTTGGAGATCCACTTGCAAGTGAAGTTACATGAGGTATACACAAAATAAATCCGTGTGGGGTATTTGAATCCCCTACTCTATGTACTGGAATATTATTTGCCATTACATTTGGCGAACCTGTTGCACACGATCCGGCCGCACATGGCGGATGGTTTGTGTCTGCATCACCTATTCTTGCTACTTGTGGCATTTGCTTCTCCTATTATAATAGTATTTATTATGTAACTATCGATGGTGTGCTAGGAGTAACAATTTTTGACGTACTTTGTGTATAAGCATCTTTGGCCTGTTTATTAGCCAAAACTGCTGTGATTATCGTACTTTTTAAAAACTCAAAAGTTGCTTCTGGGTCAGCCATAATCATATATGCTGTCATACCAACTCCATTTTGAGTCATTGCTAGTGCCAAAGGTTTTGATACTCTGTAAGAAGTTTCAGTTTCTTCTATCAATTTACCAACTACTTCATCACTGCCTACAGTACGAAATACTACAATGTCGTCTTTGTTTAGTTTTTGTTTTAACATTTTTTTCTTTCTTGTTATAGTTCAAAGTTTTCAAATGTTTTGTCATCAACGTCTTGTTTTAATCCGCCAATTACATAACTTTCAACTTCTGTTTCTTGTGGAGCAACCTGTAGTCCTGATGAACTTAACCAATGCTGTGTCCATGGTAAAGGATTAGCATTAGCAGGTTGGTCATAGATTGGATCAAATCCCAATGCTTTTAATCTTTTGTTACAGATCCATTCTACATAATCACCTAATAATCTTTCGTTTAACCCAATGATTGAACCATCTTTGAATAAATGTTTTGCCCATGCTTTTTCTTCTTCAACACAATTTTTAAACATTTCAATAACTTGTTTATCTAAACCTTTCATTGCTCTTTTCATTTGAGGATCATCACCTTTTTGCCAATTTTTAATTACTTGAGTTGTTAAGTTTAGGTGTGTTGCTTCGTCTCTTGCAATCAATGAAATAATCTTTGCCGAGCCTTCCATAAGTTTAAGTTCACCAAATGCAAAAGTACAGGCGAATGATACATAAAAACGTAATCCTTCTAATAGGTTTACATTTACCATTGCTAGATATAATTTCTTTTTAAGGTCAAGTATATCGCCTTTGTTTTTTACTGTAAAATCAAGTGCCGCTTCACTAAAATCATCATAATTTTTTGTTACTGATACAGCACGTTTTAAAATTTCTTTATCATTAACAATTGTATCAAATATCTCAGTTGGATCAGCATATATGTTTTTCATAATATGTGTATAAGAACGTGAGTGTATTGTTTCAAAAAAATCCCAAGTAACAACACAACCTTCTAGTTCTGGGTTTGACACATAAGGTAAGAAAGCCAAACTTGGACCACGTCCTTGGACTGAATCAAGTAATGTTTGATACTTTAAATTTGATGTAAAAATATGCTTTTGTTCTGGACGAAAGTTTTGATAGTCTGCACGGTCTTTTTGTAAACTGACTTCTTCAGGTCTCCAAAAATAACCAAGCATAGTTTGATTAAGTTTGTCCAATGCAGGATATTTAAAAACATCATATCTCTGCACACTCTGATCTTGCCCAAAAAACATAGGCTCTTTGGTAAAATCTACTTCTTTTCTGTTGAATACTGTCTTTGCCATATTTCTATTATATACTCTCTTACTATGTTGTCAATATTTATTAAATTGCACACGAATCACAGTATTCTTCATACTCTTCGTCAGTGCCTTGAAATTCTTTTCTGTCCATTGGACTGCTTAATGCTTCATCAATGGTCATCGTGTTCTCGTTGTCAGTTATATTTGGTTCTTCACCTTTAAAATCATAAGTGTTTTGATAGTATGATGTTTTCCAACCAAGTTTATATGTTTGTAAAAAATCTTTAGTCAACACACTCATAGGAACTTCGTTGTTATCAAAGTGTGTAGGATTGTAACTCCAATTACCACTAATTGCTTGATCAAAATATTTTTGCATTGCCGCAACAATGTTGATATACCCTTCGTTGCTTGGCATATCCCATAACAGTGTGTAATACTTTTTGTATGTTTCGTATTGTGGCACTATTTGCTTTAATGGTCCTTTTTTAGATTTTTTAACTGACAAATAACCTCTTGGAGGTTCAATACCATTTGTTGCATTGCCTACAACACTTGATGATTCACTTGGCATTTGTGCTGACAACGTTGAATGTCTTAGTCCATGTTCAACAATATCTTTTCTCAATGCTTCCCAATCCATTTTTAGTTTTGCAGATATAATAGTGTCTACATCTCTTTTGTAGGTGTCAATTGGTAAAATACCTTTTGAATATTTTGTTTTTTTAAAGTAATCGCAAGTGCCTTTTTCTTTAGCAATTTGATTTGATGCTTTTAACAAATAATATTGGAACGCTTCTGTTAGTTCGTTTACCAACTGCCATGCTTGTTTGTCGTTATACATGACTTTGTTTTTAGCCAAATAATGTGCAAGTCCAATGTATCCAATACCTAAACTACGTCTTGCTTTTGTTGATATCTCTGCCGCTTTAACTGGATATTTTTGATGATCAATAATTTGTTCTAGTCCACGTACAGCAAGATCACATAATGATTCTAACTCTTTGGTATCTTTAAGTGTGCCAACATTAATAGCACTTAAAATACAAAGTGCAATTTCACCTTTACCATCAATGTGTTGTAATGGATCTGTTGGTAATGTTATTTCTTGACATAAATTACTCATACGCACAGGATCAATAAATGAGCTATGTTCATTTGCATGATCAATATTCATAATATATATACGACCTGTTTCTGCACGTTCTTTTAGTATGTCTCCAATTAGTGTTCGAGCTTGGACAGTTTTCTTTGGTATTTTTTTATCTTGTTCATATTGTTTGTATAATTTGTCAAATTTTGGTGTACCAAATGCTTCATACAAACCAGGTGCGTTGTGAGGTGAAAATAAAGTAATATCTCCGCCTTTAATATATCTTTCATAAAATATTTTTGACATTTGAATTGAATAATCAAGTTTACGCACTCTATTATCTTCTGTACCTTTATTATTTTTTAATACAATGATGTCTTGAATTTCTTGATGCCAAATTGGGAAATGCACAGTAGCACTACCACCACGTACTCCATTTTGTGTACAACATCTCACAGTTGCTTCAAACTTTTTTAGAAACGGGACAACACCAGTGTGGGCTACTTCTCCTCCCCTAATGCGTGAATTGATTCCACGTATTCTACCTGCGTTAATTCCAATACCGGCTCTCTGAGCAATGTATCTACCAATTGCCATATCACTTGAAAAAATAGAATCTAATGTGTCATCTACATCGACAAGTACACACGAAGCAAATTGTTTTAGTGGTGTACGTACACCTGCCATCACAGGTGTAGGAATGTTAATTTTAAATTTTGAAATTGCATCGTAATATCTTTTGATATATCCCATTCTTGTTTCTTTTGGATAATCATGGAACAGTGTTGCCGCAATTAACATGTACATGTATTGAGGTGTTTCAAAAACTTTACCCGAGCTTCTATCCTGCACAAGATACTTGTCAGCAACTTGTCTTAGACCTGCGTAAGTAAAATCATAATCTCTATCATGTTTAATGTAAGAATCTAGTGTTTTAAAATCATCGTCTGAGTACCATTGCATAATTTGTGAATCATATAAACCTTTTTCAATATTTCTACCAACTAAAAATTGTAATGGCACCTGATATTGATGATCAATGTGCTTGCCAAAAACTTCTTTTCTAATTGTAAACAACAAAAGCCTTGCCGCTACATATTGATAATTTGGTGCTTCAAGTGTGATTAGATCGTTTGCTGACTTAATTAAAATTTCTTGAATTTGTTCTGTTGTCATACCATTTGAAAATTGTAGACCAGAATTCATTTCTACCAATGACGGAGAAACCCCTGTTAACCCATCACATGCGGCCTCTGTCATTTTATGAACCTTATTGATGTCTAAAGGTTCCTGTTGTCCATCTCTTTTTATAATGAAAATATCTTTTTGATTTTTTAATGCGTTCATATTTTTTACTTATTTTAATACCTTATTGTGTTTTTTATTCAGCACAGTATTAATTATACTATCACACAACTGATAAAAGCAATAGTTAAATCTATTTTTAACAAAAAAATTTGTTAACAACCTACGGTTAGGCTTGTAACCAACGTTCTATCTTGTATGATAAATTGGCATCAG